GGGCAGAAGAAACTTGACCACTCAGAGTATGATACCTTCAAGGATTTCTATACAAATGGTTGGCAGAAGTTTGTAGAGTACAACATCATTGACGTAAAACTTGTTGACGCTCTTGAAGAGAAGATGAAGTTGATTGATCTTGCTGTAACTATGGCATTTGATGCTAAAGTAAACTTCAATGATGTATTCTATCAGGTTCGTATGTGGGATATGATTATCTACAACGACTTGAAGAAGAAAGATATTGTCATACCACCAAAGCAGGATGAAGATAAGTCTGATAGGTATGCAGGAGCGTATGTAAAGGAACCAAAACCGGGTGTGTATGATTGGGTGGTATCGTTTGACTTGAACAGTCTATACCCTCATCTTATAATGCAATACAATATCTCACCTGAGACATTGTTAGACGAAAGATATCGTGGGGTCAGTGTAGATAAGTTATTGAATGAAGAAGTAGACCTATCAGGTCTCAAGGGCATCACTGTGTGCCCAAATGGTGCTGTATTTACCACTAAAAAGAGGGGATTTTTGCCCAAAATAATGGACAAAATATACAGTGAAAGAGTTATCTTCAAGAAGAAGATGCTCAAGGCAAAGCAAGAGTATGAAAAGTCTCCCACCAAGGCATTGGAAAGAGAGATTTCTCGTTGCAATAATATACAGATGGCAAAGAAGATTCAACTCAACTCTGCCTATGGTGCTATCGGTAATAACTACTTCCGTTATTACAAACTGGCAAATGCCGAAGCGATCACGTTGGGTGGTCAGTTCTCTATTCGTTGGATTGAGAACAAATTAAACCAATACATGAACAAATTATTAAAAACTAAGGAGACTGATTATGTTATTGCTTCTGATACTGACTCTATCTATTTGCACATGGGTCCTTTGGTCGAGGTTATATACAAGGAACGAGAAAAGACTACTGAGAGTATTGTTGGGTTCCTTGATAAGATCTGTGAGGTGGAATTTGAAAAGTATATTTCGAGTTCTTACCAAGCGTTGGCCACGTACGTCAATGCATATGAACAAAAAATGTTTATGAAGCGTGAGACTATAGCAGAGAGAGGTATATGGACAGCGAAGAAAAGATATATTCTAAATGCATGGGACATAGAAGGTGTGAGATTTGCAGAACCAAAACTCAAGATGATGGGTATTGAGGCAGTCAAATCTTCTACCCCTGCACCCTGTAGAACTCTTATCAAAGATGCACTCAAAGTTATCATGACTCAAACTGAGCAAGATGTAATAGACTTTGTGGAACAAGCAAGAGCAGACTTCAAGAAGTTACCTCCAGAAGAGATTGCATTTCCTAGATCAGTTTCAAGTGTAACGAAATATCAAAGTGCAAGTAGCATATATGCCAAGGGAACTCCTATTCATTCTAGGGGATCCTTACTTTTCAATCACCATATAAAGAAAAATAAACTAGATAATAAGTATAATATGATAAACAATGGAGAAAAGATAAAGTTCGTTTATTTGAAAAAACCAAATGTCATCCATGAAAATGTTATTTCGTTTATTAATCAATTCCCCCATGAGTTAGGGTTACAAAAATATATCGATTACGATTTACAATTTAGCAAATCCTTTGTTGAACCTGTTAGGGCGATACTGGATGCGATCGGATGGTCACTGGAGAAAACAGCAACACTTGAATCTTTCTTCGTTTAGTGCTACACTATTAGAATCAGGACAAACTATTTTGGATCTTCCAATAAATGAAAAAGAACTTGGCACAATTGTCAAGGCATTGACACTTGGTGGCGATACAGCATTGTATCAAAAACTAAAGTTGGTAAAGGAAACTATCGAGGAAAACCCCGGTGGACCATATAAAAAAATCCTAAGAGAATCACATGGAATGGTAATTTGATGCGAACAACCAAACAACAAAAATTATGTCTGAATGTATCCAGACGAAATCAACACTTGATTGATAAATTAGAAATCTTGATGAAAGAAACTAACTTATCAATGACTGATACTGTCTTTCAAATGATCAAGAAAGAGTATGAGGCATACGAAAAACGACAACTCACTGTATCTAAATGAACTTTTTTGATGATGTAATCAAGGACATAGGAAAAGACACTGCGAAGTTGTCTAAGAATCTAGAACAGTCTTACTCTTTTCTAGACACCGGATCTTATGTCTTCAATGCACTCTGTAGCACCTCAATATTTGGAGGTGTATCAGACAATAAAATCACTGCTATTGCAGGAGCAGAAGCGACGGGTAAAACTTTCTTTGCCCTGTCTATCTGTAATAACTTTATGAAGCAGAACCCAAAAGGAGGAGTTGTATACTTCGACACCGAGGGTGCTATCACAAAAGAACTATTAGAGAAGAGGGGAATGGATCCCACAGGTAAGCAGTTCCTAACAATTGACTGCTTGACTGTAGAAGATTTTAGAACGGTTGCATATAAGATACTAGACAAGTATAATAATCAGGAGGAGAAAGATCGACAACCAATGTTGATAGTTCTTGACTCTTTAGGAAACCTTTCTACAGAAAAAGAAACCAAAGATATAGCGGATGGTAAGTCAGTCCGTGATATGACTAAGGCACAAATTGTAAAGGGAACCTTCAGAGTTCTGACACAAAAACTCAGTCAGGCAAAAGTACCCCTTATAGTATTGAATCACACCTATGATGTTATTGGATCTTACATGCCCACAAAAGAAATGGGCGGTGGTAGCGGTCTCAAGTATGCTGCCACTACTATCATATACCTTAGTAAGTCTCAAGAAAAGGAAGGAACCGAAAGAGTCGGAAACATTATCAAGGCAAAGGTTGCTAAGTCGCGTATAAGCAAAGAGAATGAGCAAGTTGCTATTCGCTTATACTATGACAAACGTGGTCTAGACAAGTACTACGGTCTTCTTGACCTTGCTGAGAAAGGAGGGATCTGGAAGAAAGTCTCAACTCGTTATGAAGTTGATGGTAAAAAAATCTATGGTTCTGAGATTCAAAAGAACCCTGAAAAATATTTCACACCAGAAATACTAAAACAAATTGACACAGTTGCAAAACAAACCTTTAGTTATGGAAACGGAGAGAGTACCACTGACGATACTGAGCAATCTACTTCATGATGAAGTATTTGCTCGTAAGGTTCTTCCATTTATTCGTGATGAATACTTTGAAGAAAGAACCGATCGTGTAATATTTGAACAGATATCAGAATACATCAAATCTTATGATGGACTTCCTACCAAAGAGGTTCTTCATATTGAAGCAGAAAAACGTGATGACCTAACACAGGACGAGTTTGGTTTGGTGGGTAACTTGATTGATGCATTGCATGAGTCAACTTCCGAGAGAGCATGGGCACAAGATACCACAGAAGCATGGTGTAAAGAGAGGGCGATATATCTTGCATTGATGAAGAGTATTCAGATTGCTGATGGGCAAGATGAGAAGCATAGCAATGATGCTATACCAGATATACTCAAAGATGCTTTAGCAGTAGGATTTGATCAGCATGTAGGACATGATTATATTCATGATTCAGATGAAAGATATGAATACTATCATAGAAAGGAAAACAAGATAGAGTTTGACCTTGATATGTTCAATAAGATTACTGCAGGTGGTATATCTAACAAGACTTTGAATATTGCTTTAGCAGGAACTGGGGTTGGTAAGTCCTTATTCATGTGTCACTATGCTGCTAGTGTATTGCTGCAGGGTAAGAATGTTTTATATGTCACTTGTGAGATGGCAGAAGAAAAGATTGCAGAAAGAATTGATGCTAATCTATTGAACACACCAATCAAAGAAGTTGCAGAACTTCCTAAGACTGTATTTGACAAAAAGATAAACAAACTCAGAGAAAAAACTACTGGTCAACTAATTATCAAAGAGTATCCTACTGCATCTGCACACGTAGGACATTTCAGATCTCTGTTGAGTGAACTACAACTCAAGAAAGCATTCACACCAGACATAATATTCATAGACTATCTAAACATATGTGCATCATCTAGGTATAAGAATTCTGTCAATGTCAACTCATACAATTATGTCAAAGCAATAGCAGAAGAACTACGTGGTCTTGCTGTAGAGTTTGACGTACCTATATTTTCTGCAACTCAAACCACAAGGAGTGGTTTTACTAGCACTGATCCAGATCTTACTGACACCTCAGAATCCTTTGGTCTTCCTGCAACTGCCGATCTTATGGTTGCACTTATCAGCAGTGAAGAACTAGAACAGTTGGGGCAGATTATGGTCAAGCAATTGAAGAATAGATATAATGATCCAACTTACAATAAAAGATTTGTTGTAGGTATTGATAGACCAAAGATGAGGTTGTTTGATTGTGAGCAAGAAGCACAAGATGATATATTGGACACCAGTGTGGACTCTGATCCAGTACCTGCTAAAGTTTCCAAAGCAAAATTCAATGACTGGAAATTCTAATCTTTCTTATCATGATGTTACGAATGTATATAAAATCAATTACTATGCTATAATGAAAAAAACATTGAGTGATTATGTCCGGAGACTTCCAAACACACAAAGATAACCAACCTCATCTCACATATGCAGGAACGAAAGTTGATCTCACTAAGTACGCTGTATTCGTGGATGGTGTCACATCCGATCCCAGTAAAAATTATCAATCTTTCCTTGAGAGTCTTAGTACCCTTGACGGAGAAGGTTCCAATATTCACAGGTTGCTTACTGCTGCTGTTGGGATTAGTGCTGAAGGTGGTGAGTTTATGGAAATCGTCAAGAAGATGGTTTTCCAAGGTAAACCTTGGAACGACGACAATAGAGAACATCTTATTATTGAGTTGGGTGACGTTATGTGGTATGTGATGCAAGCATGTGCTGCTCTGAACGTAACGTTAGATGAAGTGATAGAAGGCAACGTAGATAAACTCAAGAAACGCTATCCCGGTGGGGACTTTGACGTGCATTACTCTGAGAACAGATCAGCGAATGATAGGTAGTTGACAATAGTGTAAAGTTGTGTTACTATAAATAACGTAGTGGGGTGTTAATACCCACACACAAAAGGACTCGAACGGATCGCCCTCCTTTTGTCAACTGCTCCCAACCAAGACCTGTAGGCAGTATAATACTTCGTCTTTAATATCCTGTAGCGAGGGGTTACAGGAAATAAGTTTCGCATCTACCCTTGATGCCCTACTTACAAACGTCTTACTAATGACAACTTCAAATATTTCACGTAGACAATCCAGTCTACTAGCAGGTTGGCCACAATTCTGCGAATGGGTAACATCAACAAACAACAGAATCTATGTTGGTTGGTTCGGTGTACTCATGATCCCATGCTTACTGGCAGCAGCAGCATGTTTCATCGTTGCATTTATTGCAGCACCTCCTGTCGATATCGACGGAATCAGAGAACCAGTAGCGGGTTCTTTCTTGTATGGTAACAACATCATCTCTGGTGCAGTTGT